TACTTTTGTTCTTAGCCGGCTTGATATTGCCTGCCGGGTCTATCAGCACGGCCACATTGCTCATCATCCAGGTAAGGACCGGATCGCCTCCGTGAGCGATGCACAGAGCCAATATCAGACGCTCAAGCTCCTTGCTCGGCGCGGACATACTGGCAAAGCCCTGCCCAAACGGAACCATGGTCAGACCATCCCCCGCCAGCGCGGTGGCTAACCCCGTCGCTCCCCAGCGGTCGTAAGCGATCTCCGCGATAGCGAACCGCTTGAAGAGCTCATTGATGTCTCGCCGGATGAACTCGTAATCGATGATGTTGCCGGGCGTGACCTGAAAGAGGCCCTGCTTGTACCAGATGTCATAAGGCACCCGATCCGCCCGAGCCCGCTCCTCAATGGTTGCTTCCGGGAGGTAATAGCGTCCATAGACCTTGAGGCCCTGGTCCGTCGGGAAGACGAGAACCAGGGCAGTGATGTCTTTTGTGCTGGAGAGGTCTAACCCGCCAAAGCACTTACGGCCTTCGAGTGCAGCGAGATCGACTTCCCCGGCACACGCCTTCCAGCGCTCCATATCCATCCAGAGCGTTTCTTGCCGCGTCCAGACGTTGAGGCGCTTGCATAAAAAAGTGTTGCGCGCCGAAGGGAGCTCAATAGCCTTCTTGCAAAGCCGCGCCATGTCATCCGGCTTGACCGTGATCGCGTAGCCTGGATTGGCCTTTCTCCAGGCGTGTTCGGTCTTCCAGCCCTCGCTCTCTCGCTCTTCCTCATCGATGGAGTAGATGAGTCCGAAATAGCTATCGTCCTCGATGATCCCTTCCAGGACCTTGGTGAGGTAGGTCCGCTGCTCATAGCAGATACCGAGGGTATTGAAACCGGCCGTGGTGATCGCCCAGTGCATCGACTGGCGCCTCGAACCCGTCCCGGTCTCGAGCACATCCCACATATCGCGCGTCTTGTGCGCGTGCACCTCATCGATGAGGGCTGCATGGATATTCAGGCCATCGGTCGTGTCCGCATCCGCCCCCAAGGGCTCAAACTTGGAGTTGCTGGGCAGATGGTGCAGATTATCTTTAACGATTCCGATACGCGCACTCAGCGCGGGAGAGGCTTTGACCATGCGGGTCGCCTCGCCGTGGCTAATTTTGGCCTGGTCCTTCTTGGTTGCCGCGCTGTAAACCTCCGCGCCGGGTTCTCCATCGGCGAAAAAAAGATACAATCCCCCGCCCGCCAGTACGGTGGTTTTGCCGTTTTTTCGCGGGACTTCCCAGTAGGCCGTCCGAAAGCGCCGGTGGCCATTCGCTCGCTTCCAGCCGAACTGTACCGAGAGCCAAAAAGCCTGCCAGGGCGAAAGCTCAAAGGGCTGTCCCGCCCACTCGCCCTTGGAGTGTTTTAGAAACCGGAAAAAATTGAGGAAATGCTGCGCCGCATTGCTATCGAACGCAAGGCCCCGCTTAGGGCCCTCTTCCAGATCGCGGAAGTGCCGCTCGACCGCCAGCTGCGTCCACTTGCAAACCTCAATCCGTCCCTCCAGTACAGACAGACCGTACTCATGGGCTTCTTCAACTGTAACCGGCACCCGCTGTTAGGTCCGACTCCTCAAGAAGGCCTCCATCGGATCCTCGTCGGCATTGCCCGCGGTGCTTACCCGCGTCCGGCTAGAAGGCGTCATACCGAACTCGGTCATGAGTTTCGTCATCTGCTCAAGCGCCTTATTAGCGATTGCCAGAAACGGGGACTGCACCGGGAAACCGCTCGGCGCTTTGACGACTACCCCGAACTTTCGGATCTGTTCGTTGGCCTGCTGGTAACGTTCATACGCCTCGCAGTAGAGGGCCAGCGCGTGCGTATCGAGGGCGGTCAAAACCTTTGCGTCGGCGAGTTGCCGAGCGACTACCTGCCATTGTTTCTTGGCCGACTGGCTCAGGTGTCGGGGGGCCTTTGGCCGTATCGCTTTGAGCTGGGGTTCGTTCGCCGGCAACGCGCGCTTGCCAGGATTCCCCGTAATGAGCTTCAAGACCGTGGGAGACGGTTTACGTCCCTGCATTATCTCTCTCCGCTGATCATCCGTAGAAACTCCGCACGGACTTCGGCGTGTACGCGAAAGTCCCCCCGCATGGCATGGGAAATCATCAGCGCTTCGCTCTCTACGCCCCGCATTTGCATGCATAAGTGCTCGCCACGGGCAGTCACCGCGACATCCTCCGAGCCGGAAGTCCGGGCTACCTCGTCGGCAATGTTCGCCACCAAGTGTTCCTGGACCTGGAGGCGCCGAGCATGCTTTTTAGCGATCCGGACCAGCTTGGAGATCCCGATAATATTTCCGTCCGCGATGTAGCCAATGGCTACATCACACCAGAAAGGGAGCAGGTGATGCTCACATAAGCTCCAGACCCGTATCCCCGTGAGCACGACCATTTGATCAACGTTGGCGCTGGGGAAAATCGTAAAGGTATTGCCGGCCTCATGGTCGATAAACTCACGCCACCAGGCTGCCCAGCGCCGCGGAGTGTCCTGCAGCCCTGGCCGTTCAGGGTTCTCGCCGATAGCGAGCAGCAATTCGCGACAAAGGCTTTCGAGCTTGCCGGTATCAACCACTAGCGAAGCCCCGCGTATTTGTGCACCTGAAGCGAAACTCGCCAGCCGTTGGCACGTGCTGAATCAATGCAAAGCCGCGTCGCTTTTGGCGAGCACGACAACGGTTGCAAGTAGACCACAACCCCGAGGGAGAACCTTTCAAGGAGTTCCTTCAACCGATCAACATCGGCTTGCTTTCCCACAGGGTACTTGATCTCATTGGCCCTGGAGAGGGCCTCCCCGTTGAGTTCAAAACCGCCCGGCATCGCCTGCTTGGGCGAGACGGTGACCCAGGTTTTCGGAGTTACGCCGCGGAGTGGCTGCGTGCCCGAGGTCTCTATTTGCACCGTTGCCCCTTGGGCCTCACAGGCTTGAGGGAGACCCGCGAGGTCATAGAGCGCAGGTTCGCCCCCCGTAATGACCACATGGCGGGTTTGGCCTTTGGCCTTCACAATCGTATCGATGCCCATCCAGGCCCAACTCGCCGACGCCGCTTCTTTAGCCAGGATCGCTTTCTCCCCTACGCGGGTATTCTCGGTGAGCCCCCAGGTGTATTTGGTATCGCACCAGGGGCACCCGACCGGGCAGCCCTGCAACCTGACGAACAAGCTCGGCGTGCCGGTATAGGTCGCCTCGCCTTGCAGCGTTTGGAATAGCTCACTGACGGGAAACAACATAAAAGCTCGCACTGCATTTACTCGTCTCTTCAACCTCAACGGCTACCAGGCGTACACCGGTTCCCGCTAGCCGCCGGGGTCCAATGACCTCAACGAGGTATTTGGCAATCTGCTCAGCAGTTGGATTGAACGGCACTTCGACCACTGTTTCATCGACCGCCGTAAGAACTACCGCCTGAGGATCCAGGTTCCATACCAAAAAACGATGATCCCATTCCGCCTCAAGCCACAGACAAAGCCTCTCTTTGAGGACTGAGAAATCAATGACCCGTCCCACAACATCCAGGCTGTCTGCCTCACAATGGAAATGGATGCGGTAGTTGTGGCCGTGCAGGTTTCGGCACTTGCCTTCATGGCCTACCACCCGATGGCCGCACGAGATATCGTGGTAGCGCGAGGCACGCATCAGTTAAATACCGGATCAGTAAGCCCCTGGCGCGAGAAGGCCTCGCGGCGCATAAAGCAGGGTCCACACTGTCCACAATGCTGCTCACCCCCAGAATAACAGGACCAGGTGAGATGCAACGGTGCGCCAAGCGCAACACCGAGTGCTGCGATCTCATGCTTCATAAGATTCCCAACCGGCGCGCGCAACCGCACTTCCACTCCATTGCCCACCGCGTAGTCGAGCACGCCATCCAACAGCGTCGTGAACTCCTCCTCATTATCAGGATAGCTACCGCTTTCCTCCAAATTGTTGCCAAGCGCCACCACACCAAAACCATGGGCCTCGGCATAGGCTACTGCATGGGCAATCATCAAAAGGTTACGCGCTGGCACCCACTCGTAGGCGAATTCAGCCCCCGTGAGACCGCCCGCAATCGTATCCTCCGTATTGAGGAGCGGACTCCTACCCGCATAGGCCCGATAGTCAAGCGGCACGAATACGCAATCCGCCCCCAGCGCCTCTGCAATCGCCTTGATCCGTTCTTGCTCCCGCCTCTCGGCACGGCAGCCATAGAGGAAATGCAGTAGCGTGACCGCATATCCATCCGCTTTGAGCTTCCAGGCGGCCACCGTAGAATCGAGTCCCGCGCTCGCAATGACCAGGGCTTTCCGTGAGAGGCGGCGTGGTAGTGCAATTTCCTCATGCGTCGTCAGGTCTAGCACACTATACGGGGTTAGCTTCGATGGACGCCGCCCAAAGGGAATTATCCCTTTGAGATGCCGTTCCATTGAGCTGAAGTAGACGCACGCCCCATCGTCATAGTAACAAAGCGGCTTGTAATTGGTCGCGAGATAGACCGTACCCCTAGAGAGCACTGCCAACGCATAGCTGCCCTGTAAATGGCTCAGTGAATCGGCCAGTGCTTTGACCGAGCTCCGGTCGATGACCTTCGGGATAATCTGGCTATCGACTGCTCCTTCCTCGTTGCCCAGAGCCCGATCATTAGCGATGGTGCCATTATGTAGCACGCCCTCATAGGGCTGGGGAGGAACATGCGGCTGCTCCGTTGTTGGGGCCGCCCGCCAGTTTCCAAGCCAGGCATCTCGCCCATCCAAGAGGCGGTAGTGTCTCAATCCTCCGCCATCACGCCCACGGTCGCGCGCAGCCGCCCGCAGCACCGCAAAGGCCCTTTCATCGATTTGTCCCAGCGCCCCGTAGATGCTGCACACGATGAAATTCTTCAATTATCCGTTCTATGTGTTTCGCAGCGCTTGCCGCCAGGAATAGCTTGGTCCCAAGGTGCTGCTCGACCTCAAGGCCTGCCTTTATCCAAGAAGCAACAGATAAACGGTACGTAAGATTAAGTTTTCGCCAACTTGCTTCACGCGCCATCTCCCGCCAGTCGAAGCCCAAGGCTTCGATGGCGTGCCGCACTTGAGCAGGAGGCAGCGCATTGAACTCCTGGCGCCCTTTGTAAGTTATCCTTCCAGCACCCATATAGATGCTGATTTTTCCAAAACTCGCCGCACAGCTATACGAGGAGGAGTCGCACGAGAAGGGACGGAAATATTTCAGCCAGTCGATGACAGTGAAGCCGAGAATATGCACTGCGCGCTTTCCGGCATGCCTGATAACGGCCTTGAGCCAGGCGAACGTATCGTTCCCCTTCCTCACCACACCCCCCAGCCCTACGAGGTCTGAGGCTTCATAGTAGGCATCAAGCATCTCAAGCGCTCCCCCGCGTGTGAATATGGGTACCGGCTTGAATCCGCGCTTGAGCATCGTTTCGTAGTTCTCTCGCGTGGCGTGGGGATCTCCTACCACATCGAGCGTGAAATAACGCCACGGTGTGATAGGCAACGCCTCAAGAAATCGGCAATAGTCATCGAGTGTGATTGGCTTGCCACTCTTCCAGGCGGTAAAGGCCCCCGAGTCCAGCAGAAATCGAATACTCCCCTGATGCTCAGCCAACAACTTTTGGCTGCTTTTATCGAGGTAGGGGTAGGCGATGAGCAGGTTAAGCTTTTCGGACATCGATCCCTTCGATCCCACTCTCCTTGCACGCCCGCTCCACCGTAGAGAGTACATCCACGGCATCTACTTCCCGACAAGTGACCACGACTTTGGCTCGCATCGCCGGCAGGTCCTCTTTCACCTCATTGACCTTCTCCCAATCAGGTTCCCAAGCGCCTTTCAACCCTTCGATCTCCGCGAAGGAAAACCCGCTCAGCTCGCTATCGAACCCGGCCTCAGCGAGGCTGTCGAGTTCGATGCCAAGTAACTCGTCATCCCAACCGGCATTGAGCGCGAGCTTGTTATCGGCGAGGATGTAGGCGCGCTTCTGGGTTTCGCTCAGATGCTCGAGATCAATACACGGCACGCTATCCATAGCGAGCTTGCGAGCCGCTTCGACCCGACCGTGACCGGCAATGATGCCATTCTCGCCATCAAGCAATACCGGTACGGTGAATCCAAACTCCCTTATCGAAGCCGCGATCTGATTGATTTGCCGCTCACTATGTACCCGCGCATTGCGTGCGTAGGGGATCAGGTCATCGACTGGTCGATAGGTGATCTTTAAAGCGGTGGGTTGCTCGTTCATCGGTTTACATCCGGTAAGTTTCAATACCCCCCTCCTCCATTTCGCGGGCGGATAAATAAAGCCTGGCGGCCGCTGTCCTGGGATGAGGCTCTAGAGATTGCCACCCCCCTCCCCGGGGCAGGCCCCAGCGCGAGCCCTCAAGCGCGCTCTTCCTACTATGGCAGGAGGAACAGAGGCTCTGAAGATTCGATGGGTCCAGAGCGGCGCCGCCCTGCTTGATGGGGATTTTATGATCGGCCACTGTAGCTGGCGTCATGCGTCCATCCCGCAGGCAGTCCGCACATAGCGGATGCTCTCTCAACTGGATGATGCGCAAGCGCCGCCAAGCAGTTGAGGAATAGAAGCCATCCTCGCGATTCGGATCTCGGCGTCTGTCGCGGTTGTATCGCCGGTCATTGGCCTTGCGGTGCTCCTCGCAGTAACCTCCACTACCAATGAGCTTTGAGCACAGGGGCTCACGGCACGGACGGTTGGGTGCCCAGGGCATTAGTGGCAACTCCCTAGGCCCCACCCCTTTGCTACATAAACGGGCTCGAGTACCTGCAAGATGCGGTAGACATAGCGCTGGGTCTCACGCGGCCAGCGTTTGCGCTTGAGCACACCGGGGCCGGCGTTGTACGAGGCTAGAGTCATCTTCATTCTCAGGCACGGCTGGGCCTCGAGGGCGTGCAGGTGTTGCCAGTTTTCCCAATTGTACCGGGCCAGTGCCAGGAGACTCCAAGCCGGTGTCAGCGGTGCAACAGACCGGAGGTCCGCATAGCGGCGTCCCATATACCGGGATGTAGAAGGGATGAACTGCGAGAGCCCGACAGCACCCGCGCGGCTGCGCGCGTTAGCATCCCAGTGGCTCTCAGCATGGATTTGTGCTCCAAACGTGGCACTCGGCGCAGTGAGGCCGAAGACAAATCGGCTGGTCCGGATAAGGTCATTGCGGTATTTGTAGGCAATGGGGGGCACGCTTTCGCTGGAGGCCACATCGAGCGCCCCCCAAAAGAGTGCGCACGCGAGGCACACTTGGATCCAGCGCCTCATAGGCCCAAACAGGTCCCTACAATGGCCGCCGCCATCAGGATCGAACGGGCAATCATGGCACTAGCCGCCAATCGTCCCAAAAGCAATTCCCACGCGGTCGGAGGTTCATCTGTAGAGCTGCGGTTTAATAGAGCCAATAGATCGCCAGGACGAGCATACGGCGTCGCACTGCGGCTTATCCAGTATCCGAGGTAGGCGCTGAGGGTTACCAGAAACAGCTTGTTGAGTAGCACCGACATCTGCTGGGGCGCAAGGACCGCCACGCCTGAAGCCAACACGATTGATAGGACCAACCAGCACGACATACGCAGGCCTGATACGGTGGTAGAGCAGCTTTTCATGGTCATAGCCCCAAAAATAGGCGGAGTAGAATGCTCATGTTCACGAGCAGACACGTGCCGACGACGATTACAATCCCAGCAATCAGCAGGACCGTTAGGAATCGGTTCATTAGCTAGCCGTCCACCAGCTTCTCGAGCCAATCATCGAGCCCCACGAGGTGCGCTAATTTGTCGAGCGTAGTAACCTCAACGTGCCCATGATCATCGGCAGAACTGGCGAGTGAGATAGCCAGGGCAATAAGGCACACAGCGAACAGGACATCGAGGATTAATCTGCGAGCGGGCATTCAGAAGTCCTCATCCGAAAAAATGAAAAGGGGGATCCAGCCGTCCTCGAGCCGCACTAGCCACTCGTCGAGTTCTGCGAGTTGCGCAAGCTCAGTTGCTGAGACAATCTCCGTTACCTCGAGGGGTTCGGGCTCACAGGGATAACTGGCCAACGGATAGAGGGCGAGTGCGGCCAGTGCGGCCAGGCACAGGATACGTAAGCGGTTGCTGTCCATGAGTTGGGTCTCGCGATTAAAAAAGGGGCACATCCTTGTGCTGGTTTCTCCATGAAAGGTCCCGCCGGGCAGGGATCCAGCGCATAGGATTCGAGAGTTAAGGAGATTTTCTATCCCGGCGGGAACGACGCCCAGGCCAGGATGGGCGGAGATGGAAAACCGGGCATCGCGCTATCTGTATCGGCGCTGCGCAGCGAAAGTTTAGGGTTCAGGTCACACGTTTAAGGCGGGCTTCCCTAAGTCGCGCTTCACTGAGCTTGACGTACTCTTGATTCAGCTCGATACCCAGCCAATTGCGGCCTATCTGGCAGTACACGGTTGACGGCATAGCCTACTTACAGGTTACTGGCTGGCATCATCAAAGGATTGAAAAACCCACCTTTGAATACCCTGGACTCCAGCAAGAATCAAAATTCGACGACCATTCGACGACTAGTCGTCGAGGAGTCCTCGAGGAGTCGTCGAGGAGTCGTCGACTCCTCGAGGACCGCTCGACCCCGGAGGGGAGGGGAGGGGAATGGAAGGGATCTAGATCTAGATCAGAGGGGGGGGGAAGATCTAACTCCCTGCACTGCCCCCCCTTCCCCTCTCCCTCAAAAAAAATTAGCTAAAGCTAAAGAGACGTCCTTAGACAATCTCGGTATCTCTGATGCCTTCATCATCCGCTTGAGCACCGCTCTCGCATCTCCTACAACCGTGCGATTCAGCTGCATTGCAGTATCCCGGTCAGCCGGTGCTTGGCACACCGTAGGTCATCGAAAAATTTCCGTTCGCTGATCGTTTCGGGGATTTTTTCCGCTAATTTCTCTTTCCGCGGATCGAGGTAGACGAGTATCAGCGGCTGCTTGAGATAGTCCGGGAGCCGCTTGATCGCCTCGAGGGTCTCCTCAATCTCGGCCTCGGTTTCTTGAGCGCGCTCTACGGCGGTCAGCCCACCAGGGGCCGTAGCTCGGGATGTATCGCCGCGCATGATCCTGTAGAGCGGTGAGGCCGTGGGGTAGCCTTGGCCCAGGTGGGCGTGGCGCTCGGCGTCGCGTAGGCGCTCCAGGCGAGTCTCGACTAATCTCAGCTCAGGATCTACTACCACAGGTCCAGGTGATCGGCGTGTTCATGCCGCTCTTATCGGCAGAGCCCCTACAATCTGAAACTATTTTTAACTTTTTTTCTCCGCTAGGGGAACTATCTCCCCTAGCGGATATCTAAGGATCTATAAGCAATGAGCTTATACCCACCGCGCCAGGGAATGAGGCGCGCACCAACAAGGAGAGTTAGGATGAACATCAAGAAACATTATCGGACAGCGTGTGGTGGATGTGCCGTGGCACTGTTAGGTTTATCCTTGCGCCACCTGGCTCACGGAGTAGAGCAAGTCACCGGCTCAAGCCCGACTGAATCAGTGCTCATGGCGATAGGGATTGACTGCGCGATGGTCGCCGTAGAGTTAGCGACCCTCGCCGGCGTAAACACAACCTGGACCCAGGGCCTCCTGATCGCCACCTGCGTGCTATCGGCAGGATTCAACGTGCTAGGATTCCTAGAGCACTCCCAAGGCGTCTTAGGGCAAATCATGGCGGTAGGGCTCGGGGTATTCGTACCTGCGGCTGTGTACGGGCTCACAGACACCCTGACGCGTCAGCCGGTCAAGGTCAAAGCCAACGTTCAGGCGCAGGTGACCAAGCTACGCAGAGCCGCTTAAAAATTATAAATATTTTCTCCGCTAGCGGAACTTTTATCCGCTAGCGGTGGTCTAAAGATACATAAGCAGTAAGGCTTATACCCACAGCACCAAAGGGAATGCGGTGCACAACAAGGAGAGTTAGTGAGATGGACAAGCAGTTTTCTCATTCGGATAAGGCACTTCCGACGAACATTGAGATCAACACCGCGGCCTACGAGGCCAAGAATGGGCATCCTCGCGGACATGGCCGGTGGGAATTTGAGATAAGCACCAAGCAGGGCAAGAGGATTAAGTTACTAGAGTCGGTTCAGGATACCGGGCCGTATTCAGATGTCCTCCGACGGGTAGCCAGTCGCGCCAAGAAGCTGGGTGGAACCACTATCTACCTGCACCCGGTCAAGTCAGTCAAGACGGTAAAGCCAGCCCCAGAGATGAAAGCTCCGGTCAAGGCTAAGAAGGGCAACAACAGTTGTTGAGGGCCTGACTTGAACGTTCAACTTCGACAGTCCATGTCTCAGTTTCACGTTCATGGCGCGCCGCCAGACGTGGGGGCGCTCCCTCAACCAGCTCCCTCATTCCGAGGAGACGTTACCGATGAATCGCCTGGCCTGCAGCGTCTCGCCAGCGCGTGTAATAGTTACCCGCAGGTGCTTCTCCAGCTTGCGGCCCTAACGCTAGCCTTTAAACAGGACGGTTCAGGCGAACGGCCAGTGAGGCTACCACGGATGGACCCCCCCGGGTGCAAAAACCATCGGATAACCGAGCGAGGAGACCCTTACCCGGTGCGCAAGTGCCGGAGTATAGCCCGAAAGGGCACGGGTCGGGCGGTCTAACCCACCGCCTGGCCCAGTTTTTAATCAACAGTGCGCAGGCGCTGGCGGGTCATTCGGCGTCCTGCCTCATTCCAGGGCAACAACAAGGGTCTGGCGGCTAACCCCGCCAGGCTCGATTACAGAGAAGAGATTTATCGATGTTAAAGCTAGAGGAGCACCCAACCATCAGCAGTCGGCAAGCTGCGCACTTCCTGGGTATAACGCCCAGGCATGTGCGCACGCTATGCGCCGAAGGGAAGATCCGGGGAGCAGTCAAGTTTGGCCGTGACTGGATTATCCCTAATCCACCCGTTCGGTCAAGGTCAAAGCCAACGTTCAGGCGCAGGTGACCAAGCTACGCAGAGCCGCTTAAAAATTATGTTAACTATTTTCTCCGCTAGCGGAACTTTTATCCGCTAGCGGTGGTCTAAAGATACATAAGCAGTAAGGCTTATACCCACAGCACCAAAGGGAATGCGGTGCACAACA